AATAGCAGATTATTTTCAGCGTACATTATACGGGCAAGTTTCATTGAAGGCATATTTGCCCCATACTTATCGCGATACTGTCTTGCAACTTCGCTTTTGGTCATAAGTGCGCTTCAACTATCATTTCAGCTAACGATGTCCAATAGGTTACCCCTGCTTTCACAACCTTACCCTGCAATATCCATAGTCCGGGAATGTCAATATCGCCAACCGTTGTGGTGTATGTTATCTCATGGTTATTTTGAATAACGGCACTCCATGACCCTGTTTGCCCGGATGGCTTCTTATAGTATATGTCAGCAGATGTTGGGTTGTGTAGATTAACCCCTTGCTCTGTGAGTTTTATCGTTACGTTGGTGCCGTTGTATATCATGACTGAAAAGTTGATGTGATAGTTACGTTATAATGATTTGATGCTTGTATTGTTACCGGTGTGCTTTGTTCGTTATCAATAGTAACAGTATTATTTTGCTGACTAACAATATTGACCTGCGTAGTTTGCGCTGCTTGTATTGTTACATTAGCGGTGAACGAATACAAAGGTATAATCAAATTCGCATCGAAACCTGTCAGCACAAATGTACCACGTTCAGCCGTTATGGTGGGAGTGGTTGAACTCTTGACAAGGTCAGCATCAATGCCCGTCAATACGAATATACCATGATCAGCAGCAATAGAACGAACCCTTACAAGGTCTGCATCTGTGCCGGTTAGTGTGAATGTTCCTCTTTCAGCTTCAATTCGCCTGTTGGCAATGGTGCCGGCATCATTACCGGTGAGAGCAAATGTACCTCTGTTGGGTGCGATTGTCTTGCCAATGGTGAAGTCAGCATCTGCCCCGGTGAGCGTGAAAGCAGCAACAACTGCTGCAATGCGATATGCTGCCCTAAAATCTACTACGTTTCCGGTTAGGGTATAAGTACCCCTATCTGCGACAATGGTATTGCCCGTTGCACCTTGGTTACGTAATAGCGTTAAAAGCATTGTTCGCTTCTATTAGTTCTTTTTCGAGTTGTATAACACATTCAATATCCCCACGCTGCTTTGCTGCACCTATCAAAAGCTGAAGGTGATTGATGCGCTTGCTCCATAGTTCTTTTTCTTCTTGCGGTGTCATATTATTGGATTGCCATTTGCCTGTACATGATAGTAGATGTGTTCATCAGCATATAAACGTATACAATAATGGTTGTGCCATCTTGATACTCCACATCGAATGATGTATCTCCGACAATGGCAGCACCTTGTACTACAGGCATAGTATTCCATCCATCCACTGATTGCCCGGCTATATCAAATTTAAACCACCTGTTTGTGGCATCCTTTTGAATGTAAAGAAAATCCCCGTAGTACGCATACTTTGTACCTGTGGTAAAGGTTTCCGTTGCAGGTGCATACGTTACACCCGATACCCAAGTGTTGGCGGCAATGTCGTAATAGTCAAGCACGGCACCTGCACCACCTCTGAATGAGTAGATTCTGCGCCCGTTGATTATAGCGGATTCATTATTCCATGCAGTTGCACTAACACCCCATATCCAATGCCCTGACATTCCTGCTCCGGGTGCTGCTGCTCTTGCTGCACCGGGGGATAAAGTACTCCATGTGTTGGCACCAATATCATATCGGTACAAGGTAACTGCGTTATTCCCCATGTAGTACAGGAAGTTATCATTCCCGCTAATCTGATACACAGATGTTGCATCCGGTGTTGTAGTCCATGTTGCAACGGTGAGCGTGTCGGTTGTGTTCGCCGTAATTGTACGAATTTGCCCTGCACCTGTTCCACTAACGATTCTAACCTGTGAGTTAATCCATTGGGATGCAGTCCATGTCTTACCGGTATGGACCAAAGTGGTAGCCGTTGCTGATGTGGCAGTGCCGGAAGCAAATGGCACATAATCTTGGTCATACCATGAAGGAGTTGCTATTAACTTGCCATCTGTAGCGAGGGAAGCGGCTAAACCCGTAATAGTTAAGGTAGTCCATGTATTTGTTGCATAGTCATACTTTCGAAATGAACCTGCTGCCAAAGTTCCCGAGCCAAGTACATACCATACCGGAGTGCAAAGGCGGTAAACGGTTGATGCGGAAAAAGCGGATGCCTGTGTAGCAACTGTCAGTATAGCGTTAGTTCCAATGGTATTAGAAAGTATTTGAAGCGTTACCCCTGCATTCGGGCCGGCAAGTATGTGAACTGAATACCCGGCTAATGATCTTGCAATAGTTTGGTTTGTTGTGATTGTAGAGGTAGTACCTGCCGTTGCGGTCAGCGATGCCCCAATCGTTGTACCTGTTGACCATGCTCCTGCGGTAGCGGATGCCCCTGCTGCCAAAGTTCCGGCAAGGGCAGGGGAAGGCAACTGCACCCATCCATCCTCATTGGGGTTGTAAAGCCATGCAGAAGTTGTACCATTGACATACAACTGATTCTGCTTAAAGTGTCTTGAAGATGCAATGAAAGAACCTGCTGCTGATGCCGAAGGTGCAGGGGTTACTTGTTCCCATCTTTTTAAATCTAATATCTGTCTATTTCCGTTAGTTGTAGCCATTATGTTACGTTTATATTTCTTCTTAAATTATCAGCGGTCATTCTCTCAAAGGATTGCACCTGTGAGTTCGCAGCCACACCACCTATAGTTGCAAGGTTGGTGATGTTCCATGTACCACCCTGATTCGCAGTAACAGTACCAGATATTGCAACAATAGATTCTACTGCTACCCGTAATCTTCCGGTAAGTGCTTCTACCTGCGCCATTCCGATAGTTCGGCTGAGTGATTGTATCACCATCCGCATTGCTTCGATAGCTTCCATTAATTCCTGTGCGCCTGTTACGGGTAGGGGAGTGTTATTGTTCACATCCTGTGCCACCCCATCAACACCCCACACCGGTTTTACCCGTTGGTACTGCACCCCTGCGATGTCATCTGTGGCGATTACCTCCCCCGACCCCGGTGTATATCCTACGTTATCTGCCATTATTGAAGTGTTAAAAGTCCATTAACTTGGTCAAAATCAACCGTTAAAGATTCACCCGAAAGCAGGGTGATACTGCTGCCATAATCAAACCACCCGATAAGCGGCCCACCGGCAGCCGTAGAGTTGTACACCACCACATACCGGAATGGCCCTGTGCTACCACCTGTAGAAGTGAGGGTAGTGTCCGCAACTATCAATCTGTATAGTCCACCTGTCTGCGAGGATGAAGTAGTGGTTAAATTTCGTGTGGATAAATTAGTGTAAGTGATTTCGGTAATGTTTGCAAGTACACTATTGCCGGCAACAGGTGCCACGTTAGATAGTGCAATGGTTAGCTGATTGCTCCCAAGATTATGGGTGCCTTCTGCTACTGCTTCCACGAATGAGTTGAATTTATTGAAAACTGCCATCTGTAATTATTTATGCAAATTTACTCATTACTTTTCGATTTCAGCACCCCTGCAATCTTACGGGCAATGCCCCACTTATTAGCTTGGTAGAGTTTCATGTCGGTAAGGTTGGTGATGAAGCAAACCTCTATCAATACCGTTTCGGCATCCGCTTTCATCCATGCCAATGATCTGCGTGCGGTTAGCTTTTCGGGTCTGATTCCCCTGTCCTTGAAGCCGATTGAAGTAAATATCTTCAGAAGGGATTGCGCTAACTCCATCTCAAATTGACTTGCATTATCTGGTACAATAATTTCACTCCCCTTTGCTTCCACGTTTGCGGATGCGTTCCAATGGATGTCAACTAAAATATCCCTTTTGCTGAACTTACCACGAAGCCATGCAAGGGTTTGGGCAAGTGCATTGGTATTGCTATCTGTAAGCGGTACAATGCCCTCTTTTTGCAGTTCGGCTACAATCATATCCCGTAATTCAATACCTAAATCACGTTCGATGTATCCGTTGCCGGAAGCACCTGGATCTTTCCCACCATGCCCGGCAGATAAGATTATTTTTCTCGCCATAGCTTATAGATTACAAATGATATAACTGCGACAATGGATAACGCTAACCAAAACGGCAGCCGTTTGGTTTCCTTATTACGATAGTCCGATTGACTGAAACCAATAATAGTTCCCGTTGCCTTAACGCTATCCCTACGGATTCCGTTAGCCACCTCTTTACTTGACGCCTTTACATTCTCATAGATTATCCTTTTGCGCAGGATAGGAACGGTTGTATAGGTGGTATCGAATAATTCTACCGTCTTTGTCTGAAATTCAATCCATTCCTGTAAGGTACGGGTAGTATCAACTACTGATACTCTTGTAGTATCGTATTCAAATATTGTCAGCGTTTCAGTTTTTCCCCTTGCTTTGTTTACTGAATTGCAGGATAGCAGTACTAATAGTACTACGATTGCAATGAAAACAAACGGGAACCAATTAAACTTTGGGTTCTTGTTCATCAGGTACGATTGCATAGTGTTCGCCATTAGCTAATAATGCGGAGAATACCTCCAATAATGTCGGCAAAAATGCGATAATTATACCCACGTTTGCCATTTGTTTGTCTGTCAGGTTAAATACTTGAAATACTGCCATTACGGTAGGGCCGGATAGTAACCCGATAACCCTTTTTGATTTGCGGTACCATTTCGGGGCCGGCTTGTTTACGTTTGTAAGACTAAGATTTGTCTTTCCCATTTCTGTACTTATTTATGTTCACGAATATTGTTACAAGTGCTGATAGTATGGTGCAATACGTTGCCACATCCGATGCAGTCAAGTGGCTAAATACCCAAAAGGTTAAAGTTACCAGCAGTCCATTTATTCCTGCATCATTTGTTTGGTGTTCCATTGCTAACGTTTAATCAGTTTGTAAAAGTTGAGAATAAAATCATCTATTAAGGTGTTATCCGTTCCCCATTGCTGCACTATGGCAGCAGGGATAGGCACGTTGCCATCTGTAATCTTCTTCCCCTTGCGGTCAAAAGCTTCAACATAAGAATTACAACCTTTCGTTGTATCTCTTGTAAGTCCAAACACTACCCATGTGATTTGAGTTATGGTGTCCTTTGTCAGTTTGTTGAACTCTACAGGTTTGACCTGTATGGCAGCAGGGATAGTGTCTGCTTGTACCTGTACGGGTGCCGTTGTTGTTAATGCGATTGATAGAGCGATTGCGGTGAGCATAGTATATTGTTTATTAGTTAGATATTATTTTCCAGTTTGCGCCATCCGATATAATGTGTATTCTTGACCATTGTGTTGCAAGTGATTGAGTGGTTGCACCGTCAATGGTCTGTGAGCCGTTAGGGTCAACGGTTATCGTACCAGTGCCGCTATTCTTTATTATCAGTATTCTGCCTGTATTACCTACTGCGGTGAAAAGGTTAACGGTGAAAGTACCAGATGTGCAATCAATGAAATAATCGGAAGTTGTAGCGGTGTATGTTGTAGTACGGGCAAGGTATGCCTGATTGAATCCTGTGCCTTGAATTGAGCCGTTTACTTGTAATTTATCAACATTGTTATCAGTAGTTGTATTTATTAAAATGCTTTGATTTGCTGTAATTCTTACTGCTTCTGTTTGCTTTGTGTAAAACCTATGCATTCCTGTAGTACTAGAACCTGCCCAGTATTGTAAATCAGAATTTGAACCTACCCCATAGCCATAAGATTCAACTGCATCTACATAAAAGTATATCTTTAATTTATTAAATGCAGGAGTTAATGAATAACTTTGGTCAAGTTTCAAATATGTTGGTGTTGTTACGTTTCCTGTTTGCCCTCTAATTTCAACATTACCATTTACCTGCAATCTATCAACTCCATTGTCGGTGTTGGTGTTGATTAATGCAGTACCATTAACGGCTAATCTTGCAGCAGGTGCGGTGTAATTTATACCTACGTTGCCGTTAGCTATTATTCTCAAACGGTCGTTTAATGTTCCGTCAACTCCCGTACTAAACCCTAAATATGTATCATTTGTTCCTGCTCCAGTATTTTCTACTCCAAAAGCTATTTTTGATTGCCCGTTTACTGAATTTCTAAAATAGATAGCCGAACCCCCGTCATTGTTATTATACAACCCTAAAGCTATTGGCTCTAAACTCGTTGATGCAGGAACGTCATTTCTTAAATCTAACCTATATGTAGGGGATGTAAAGTTTATACCAATATTCCCCGATGGATTAATTGTCATAGCCACCGCAGATGCAGAATCAACTATTGATGAATTACCCAAAGCAGTTGATGAAGTCCATTTCGGCACTCTGTTAATCGTACCACTACCCGTAACCGTTCCTGCTCCTGTACCTACTTTCTGCCATGCCCTTTTATACCTTACATAAAGCGAACTATCAGCAGGTCTAATCAGTATCTGCGAACTATCAGCAGGGGTCATTGCGGATGTATCACGGGTGGGAATACCGATACCATTCACATAACGAACACGGCTACCCGTTAACTGCCATTGTGCGGATGCGGATAGGGATAAAAGTATTGCACAGATTGTTAAAAACTTTCTCATATTATTGAACTAAAATTATAATTTTTTCACCTGCAAAGAACGGCACATTACTATCAACGGTCAGCGTACCACTACCAACAGTCCACACTACACCCGTACCGGGCAATCCGCTATAAGCAATCGTTTCAAACGATGTACCACCACGTGAGCCGTATATCATTGTTTTACCTGCACCGCCCGGTATAGCTATCGAAGTTTCCCCACCACCGGCAGTATATTGCAGCACTTGTGTAGTTGTACCTTGTATAACTATCCCCGTTGGCGTTACGGTGGTTCCTGCTAAACTATACACACCCGTACCCTGATAAGATACCTGATACGTTGCGATGTCCTTATTTGCCCCCGTAATGGTGAAGGATTGCAACCATGCCAACCCTGATACTATCACTAACCCACCTGCAGTACCATTGTCAATAACGAATTTCAGAGATACCAACTCCCGATTCAGTTGGCTATTGAGCATAAATAGGTATGAATAATCATCCAATACTACAAGGCCATCCGCTTGTATTGACCATGAAGCCACATCCGGTCTTGACTGCCTAAACCAGGCACTACTGATATTGGTAGTTTCCATCGCATCCACCTCTACCGAAAAGGTGCAAGTCCTTGCACACGCAATGAGATTATCGGTCATTGCGATTGAATTGTACCTATAAAGGTTGAGTTTCTGTCCGGTTACTGGTGTCATAGTTAGCAGAGTTCTCCTTTTGTTAATGAATCAATACCATAAGGCACCGGTGTAGTTTTAGAGCAAATGAATTGATCTGGTGGCAAAGTTAATGCAACTTTCGGAAG